CAGCCCTGCTGGCAGCAGACAGGATAGAGGAGTTATTGCTAGAGATTGATGAACTAGACAGCAATGCTTGGTGGATGGATAGCAAGGAGGACGACAATGAAAAAGACAGTTAAGTGCAGCGGGTGCGGGAAAGAACATGAGATAATAACCCTGCCACACCTGCACACAGGTGTTAGTGTTGATTTTAAGCCGGTTGAGAGCGCAAGGGAAAGACTGTGTGCTGATGCTGCACGCTGGTATGAGACGATATCTTGCGAAGGCAGACTTCCACATAAGCTCTATCTCGGCAAGCAGGAAATGGATTGCTGGCCCGACAGACTAAGCACTCTCTATGGCTTTGAAGCGGTGGAGATAAACAAAGACTCATACTTCCACGCAACCAGCAAGGCGGGGGTGCAATAATGGCTGGCAAATACGGTAAGTCGCCACTTGCTGGCATGCTTGAGGACTACAAGCTTCTGAATCGGCTGCTAAAGGAAAACATGACTGACGTTCACTGTGCGCCGTTCCGATGCAAGATGGTGCAATTTGAGGAAGATCAATAATGTCCAGACTAATCCTAAACATGCCCGATCCGGCAGACCACAGTAAGCCGATAACAGAGCTTGACAACGTGACCAACTTTAAGGAGTATGACAACTTCATCCGGTTTGACTGGAACGGCAAGCATTGGAAGACAAATCTAGGCTATGCGCTTGAGGAAGAGGCGTAAGCCACAAAGGGGGACAATATGAAGATATCAGGCGATAAAATAGAGCGTCTTATTCGCAAGCTTGGCGTCCATACTACGGTAGAGGTTATAGCGTGTCTATATGACGTTCCCGAGTCGTGCGTGCGGACTGCTGAAGAGGCAAGCTGTCTGCGTTTTATGCCTTGGAAGCCGAAGCCTTAATTGTTAAGTCATTGGTCGCAGGTTCGAATCCTGCCACTCGCACCACATAATAGTAAGCAATTAAACCGCAATCAACGAAGCGGAGGGGCATTTTTGGAACAGCAAACGTTCCATTTAAACAGAGACCAGGACGAGTTTATCTTCTCTAAGGCTCGATTCCCTTGCATGATTGAGGGTGTTGGCACTGGTAAAACCACGGCGCTGCTGATACAGGGCGTTAATTTCGCAGAGCAATATCCAAAATCCTTATGCTTGGTAGTGCGTAAAGAGTTTGCTGATTTGCGTGACTCTACCATGAAGGACTTCACGCAGTATTTCGGTAAGAAAATCAACACATCCCCCGCAGACTATACTTTCCCCAACGGCTCAGTGCTGATGTTTAGGCATGGTAACGCAAACGATCTTGCGGCCCTTAGGAACCTTAACCTTGCATGGGTGGGCATTGAGCAGGGCGAGGAGTACGAAGACGCAGAGGTGTTTAACTATCTCCGGGAGCGCATAAGGCGCAGCACCGCACCATACCGTCAGCTTTCAGTGATCGCTAATAGTAACGGGCGCAACTGGCTTTGGGAAATTCATGTTGAAAAGGCCGACATAGTAACTGACCGCAGCCAGAAGGTTCAGATTGCAGGACGGGTATTTCGCACTGATGAAGTCTACTATGCGCACACTGAAGAGTATCTGGGGAAAAAGATAGAATACAAGCTGTGGACTGCCAATAGCTTTGTCAATGCTCACAACCTACCGCTTGACACGGTTGCTGATTGGCTCAGTATGGAGCAGAATGCGCCGAATCACTACAAGCGCATGATAATGAACAGCTTTGATGAAGTCGATGACTCCGATCTCCTGCTGTCTTCAGATGAGATACAAAAGGCTCTCAATCAAGAATTCTTATTCGATCACGACAGGTATCACACTAAAATCATGTCTGTTGATATTGCAAGCACCGGAGAGGATAGCTGTGTTGCCGGCATGATAGAGCAACAGGGGCCGATGCATTGGGCTGAGACCATCTTTGAGAAGTGGGGACACAAGGGGCTGATGGAGTCAACTGGCAAGATACTTGCCCTTAGACAGCTATGGAAGCCGGACATCTTGGTTGTTGATGCTGACGGTATGGGCGAAGGCGTGTGGTCTCGCATAAAGGAAAACGGTATTCCTTGTGTTGGTTATCATGGTGGGCGCAGGCTGGACACAATGAAGCACCCGGACCGGTTCACCACACAGAGCGCAGAGGACGCCTTTTTTATTAAAGAGCAGCTTGTGCAGGGGTCAAGGCTTAAAATCCTACCAGAGCTAATACCAGAGCTTCAGACGGTGAGATACACGTATGATTCAGCAGGCGGCAAGATTGGACTTGTCCCAAAGAGTCAAATGAGGAAGTCGCCGGATCATTGGGATATGCTGAAAATGGCATGCGCTCAGGTTGAGAGCCAGAAAGCCGGAGCGTTTCAAGCTAAACGCCGACAGCCCAGAAAGGCTATTGGCTGTAATCCATTTGGGGGGATGTGAGCATGATTGAGGACGGGGGCAGTGTTTTCACTGACAAGAAAGGCAATATATTGTGCCCAAGGTGCGGCAGTGGGCGGGGCTATTGGGGCAGCGGAGAGGTTTTGTGTTATGATTGCAGGGTTAATGAAGCTCGGACTGTGGGTTTTGTTGAGACGATAGGATCGTGGAACCTTTTGATTGAGGGGTCGCAATGGACGAGGACGACTTAGTTTTTCCATGCGGCTTGCAGCTTGATATAATGGACTTTGATTTATGCACTAGGGCTATCTCCCGAAGAGAAGACCAGAGAATAATTGAAGAGTGTTTATATATGTGTGGGGGCGACTATGAATAATACTCCACAAATTGAAATAAAGTACTTGACAAACATTGTTGAATTGTGTAAGGCTTGCCAAAGATACGAAAGAAACACGCTTACACTTGAGGAAATATACCAGCGAATCTTTGACTGGTATGTGCTGGGCTACGAAGTATACGTTGACGGATCACTGAGGGGCTGGTCTTATGCACTATGTGTTGACGGAGTTTTCACGCTTGACGGACACAATGAAGGCGTTCCTATCTTTTACGCCTCCAAAGCTGGAAAACTTGTTTGTGCTGACCTGTTTGAACGACACACCAAAACCATATTTACCGTACATGATGAGGACGAAAGACACCTGCATACGCTTGTTAGGCGCATAGGGTTTAAAACTGTTGGCACGAAAGAGGGGAAAACCTTCTTCAGATTGGACAAGGAATAATGGGCATTGGAACAGCTTTACTAGTGGGCGGGGCGCTGGCGGCGGGAGCAGGGACGGCGGTAGCGCTGTCAGCAAAAGACCCAAAATCAGCAGGAGAGCTTGAAGGAAAGGCCGCGAAAGAGGCAGAGAAGAAGCGACTTGCAAGGGCGCAATCAAAAGATAAGTCCGGCAAGACTGTTTTCACTTCCCCGACAGGTGTTGCGGGAATGCCTCTCAAGAAGAAATTAGGGGAATAATGACAGACGAGCAGAGATGCAAAGCCAAAGCAGAAATTAAGAGTGAGCGCAAAAACTGGGAAAGTTATTGGCAGACGCTACACGACAAGTTTTATGTTGAGGCTGACGATGTAAACAGACAGTTCCATCCCGGCGATGAGCTGTATTTTGGCGAGCTTTACGACTCTGAATCTCTCAACCTTGCCAATATGCTACCAAGTGGCTTGATGTATCGCATGACACCGTTCAGTGGTCATTGGGCTGGCTTTATGAACAAGGACAAGAAGATTAATAACTCCCGTGCTGCGTCTACGTGGTACAAAGATGCAGCCGATGAAGTGTTTTACATCCTCTCCAATTCAAATTATTATGACGAGAAGTTTTCATTTTACAAAGAGACCTCAGTTTATGGCACTGCGAACATGTACGGCGAGAGGGACTTTGAGGACGTTGTTAGGTTCCGCAATATCCCAATAAAACAGTGCATGATTGTCGATGATTCCCGTGGTCGCACAAATGAATATTACATTGAATATGAATACACTGCGGCGCAGGCTATTGACCGTTTCGGCATAGATGCCGTGTCTGAGAAGATCAGAGAGCAACACAAAAGCGGTTCCCGGTCTCAACAGAAGTTCCCGTTTTTCCTGTATCTTGGGCCGAGACATGATCGGAACGATACAAAGGAAGACAACCTGAACATGCCAATTCAGGCGGCATGGTTTGACGAGACAGACAAGGCTATGATTGAGGAATCAGGCTATGAAGAAATGCCTGCCTTTACTCATAGGTTTTATAAGCGATCTGGTATGGCATATGGTTTTAGCCCTGCTGGAATGGCGCTCATGGACACACGTTATGCCAATGTCATGGCAAAGACTGAGCTTATGAGCTCCATGATGCAATCACAGCCCGCATATGCAGTACCTTCTGATGCTTTCTTGCAGCCGTTAAATTTCAACCCACTGTCAATTAATGAATATGATGCTAGCGACCTATCGAGGGACAGGGTTTTTCCGCTTGGCACTGATGGCAATATAAACGTAAACGAAATGATGCTTGAGAAACGATATAAGAGCATGCGGGAGGCTATGTTCTATGATGCCTTCATAGCGTTTACGGACATCACAAAGCAAATGACCGTACCGGAAGTGCAACAGCGTATAACCGAACAGCTCACACGGCTTGGCCCTGCTGCTGGCAGATTTGCAACTGGACTGCAAGCCGAGCTGAGAATGGTTCTACGGTTCGCTCTTGAAGCAGGCAGGTTGCCGCCAATACCGGACGAACTCATTGAAATTCAGCCAGACGGTAGCGAGGGTTTCAATTATGAGGTTGTCTTTACCTCACCGTTAATGCTGGCACAGAAGAATAGCGAACTTCAAGCATTGCAAAACGCTCTTACTCTCACCGGAGAAATGGCAGCTTTTGACCCGAACGTGCTTATGAAGATTGACGCCATGCGTGCGGTTGATTCTATTTGGGAAAGCACCGGCGCAGATCCAAGCGTTAAGAGAGATGATGCAGTTGTAGAAAAGATGCTGAAAGCCGCTGCGCAGGCACAGGCAGGACAGGCGCAAGCCGACAGTGCGTCACAGGCAGCAGTGACAGCCAAAGACGCAACACAGGCGCAAAAGAATGCTGAGCAGGCGCAAGCGGCGACAGTATAGAGGGGGAGCGTGAAGGGTGGGAAAGCCAACAATAGATAGCGTGAGAATAGAGCGCACGGAGACGGGGTGGCGCTGCTACTTGAGCGATGAATGCGGAGAGTACTGCGACTACGGTCACGAGACAATGTATGGGATTATGTCATGGATGTACTTATATGGCGCTACTGGCCCCAAACCAACGCCTGACGATACCGTATGGACAACGACAGGGGGAGCGATGCAGACAAGGAATAGCATGATAGCAGTGGATGCCCGCAAGGTTGCAGCGTATCAGAATGCCAAGGTGGGCGCAGCGGTTGAGGGCAGACCGATAGTGATAGAGGAGTGAAGAGTGATTTTGTTCCCAGACGATCACAGCTTTACTTCAAGAGATGACGTTCTCACTGAGGCGTGGGGGCAAGCACTATTTAAGCGCAATATGGAGCGTGGTGACTATGACGATATAATTATTGACGCTATGATTGGCGCAGGGGAGTGTGGAGAATGAATCGGCGTAGGGAACGCCAAAAGGCTGGCGGGGGCCGTATTTGTGCAGCATCCCCGCTGCCATCCCTTTTTATCGTGGAGGATGCAGCATGAACAACGACAGGGGGATGGAATGACGCCGATTGAAGCCAGACAAAAAGCCAAAGCCGAAGCATTTGCCGAGGTCGAAGTTATTAAAAAAGTTCAGGCAGCGCTTAAACGCATGCTATCGGGCGATGATGGCGAAACAATCGGGAAGTTTATTGAACACATGGCAGGAATAACAACTTACGTTCCGAAAACAAGCCTTGAAATGATGGAAGGGCTAAAGAGGTTTAATATTGTGATTAATAGGGCGGTCAACTCAAATCAAGGGGATTGGATTGATTGGTATAGCAGGGTTGGTAAAAACATTTATTCAATTTAGGGGAGGATTGAGGATGATTAACGAAATTGTAAAAGCAGTTTATGGAGTAACCAAAGAATGTGCAAAGGCGGTCAAGGGCCAGAAGCTTGGCGCTTTTGAAGAGGTTGAGGAGGGGCTTATAAAGACCGTTTCATTTTTGCTTGAGAACATAGACGCAAGCCCTGGGGATGTGTATGCTTCAATTGCGGGCGAAGACGACAAGCCTTTCAAGCAGATCGGTATGAAGCAGCAGGTCATGTATTATGCAACTGTTGCGGTCGTTCGAGAGGTCGTGGCTTTGATTAAAAAGCATGAGGCCGAGAAGGAAGCTCTTGCAAGAGAACCTCAGGCCGACTCCGGCGGGCTAAGAGGCGGGAAGCCGAAAAAGAAACCGTTGCCCGTTGGCGATCTTGGCCCGAGCGAATTTGCGGACTACTCAAATATTAACACTGGTGGGGTGCAGATAAAGGATGGTGAATAATGGCATGCGGAAGACCACATAAGAAAAAAGCACCGAAGAAGAAAAACACACCGAAGAAGAAGCCGAAGAAACCAAAGGGTGGAACGGTTTATGTTTGACAAAACACTTAACTGAGAGGACGGACATATTATGGCAGAAGACGCTTTAGAACAAGAAGGTGGCGGGATTGAAGAAAGCGGCGGTACTGGCGGTGAAGCTGCACCTGAAGAAATGGGTGATTTCTTTCGGAGCCTGCCTGATGACATGAAGGCTGACCCAACGTTGCAGAATCTAAGGAAAGCCGACAATGCAACTATTGGCAAGACCCTTGTTAATCAGCAATCAATGATCGGCAAGAAAGGCGTTATTCTGCCGAACATGGGAGACGCGGACGATGTTAAGCGGTTCTACGGTGATCTTGGCATGCCTGAGTCAGCAGAGGGCTATAAAGATGCCCTGAAGGGTACTGACTGGTCGAAGAACAATGAGTATGATGCCAGTGAAATGGCAGAAATTGCGCTTGAAGGCGGTCTATCGCCAGACCAGGCTTCACGTACCGAGCAGGCATTTTTAAAACGACAAGAGGCGCACTCTGTTCGCATGGAGCAGGAGGCCGAAACCCTCAAAGGCGAGAACGACCAGAAGTTGCGTGTTGAGCTGGGCGATAAGTTTGAAGAAAGATCAGCTCTTGGCGATGCCGTAATTAATAAATTCGCACGCACGCCTGAAGCCGCAGCGGCATTGAGGGCGCTTGCTGACAGCGATCCGATGGTTAAAGCGTCACTTATGGATATAGGCGGCAAGTTTTCAGAGCATAGTTTGCCAGACTTTCAACCTAAACGTTTTGCTATTTCCCCGCAAGAAGCAAGGGAGAAAGCGGACGCAATGAGGGGAGATATGAAGAGCGCATATTGGGATGACTCCGACAGAGTGCTGCACGAAAAGGCAATTGCAGACGTGAACGAGTGGGAGGCGCTTGCCAATAGCGGTGGGGCATAACCGAAAGGCGCTCCAAACAGTTTATAGTACAGCAGACAATCTTTTATAGACCTGCAATTAGTAGCAAGGTTTGTGAAAGTTGGCCCTGTTCTCAGGATAACCAGCCAAGCAAAGAAACTAAAACGGTTTGTTAAATCTAAGAACAGGGAGATTTTCACAATGGCTGATACACAAAGCGAACTTTATGCACAACAGTATGGCAAGAATATTATGCCGCTTGCGCAGCAGAAGTATTCTAAGACCTTTAACGCCGTATACCGCAAGGTAGTAAACGGCAAAACCTTCTTTCAAGACCGCATCGGGCAGTGGGAATTAAGCCTTAAAGCCGGTCGTGGTTCTGCAACTCCTCGAAACGATCCTGAGTTCAGTCGGCGCATGGGAACTATGCTCGATTACAACGATGCTCGTATTCTGGACGTTGAAGACGATCTCAAGATCATATCTAATCCTAAATCCGCAATGACAACCGCTGGCGCTGCCTCTATCGCACGTAAGTACGATGATGTGAACTTTGCCGCAGCCCTTGGAATTGCAAAGGCTGGCGAGACTGGTAGCACGTCTGTTCCGCTGCCTACCGCTCAGAAAATAGCGAATGGCGCTACTGGCCTAACGGCAGACAAGATCATACAGGCTTCCCGCATCCTGAACGACAACGATGTTGAAATGGAAGGCCGTTATGCTTTCGTGTCTCCGCAGGGCATTGAAGATTTGCTGGACGAAGAGCAGGTAACAAGCTCTGACTTTGCAACTCTGCGTGCGCTTCAGGCTGGCATGGTTGAAACGTGGATGGGCTTTCAGTTTGTTATGTCTACCCGCCTGCCGAAAACCAGCACGGTTCGCTCCTGTATCATATGGCAGCGGGATGGTATGTGTCTCGGCGAAGCCACCAGTCCTAAAATCCGCACTGACGAACTGCCTGATTACAGTTACGCATGGCAGGTATACATGAGCTTGCACATTGGCGCTGTTCGCCTTGAAGAAGCCCGTGTAGTGCAGGTTGACATTGTAGAAGCTTAAATTTTATAAACAAGGAGTAACAACATGGCTGCAACAGACGTTCTTTCAGTAAATAAAACCAAGTTTGACGCTGGTGCGAGTGGTGACAACTATCTCGAACAAGGCGATTACCAGGGTGTCGTCAGACACGTTTATGACACCTACGTTTCCGCTGCTCTTGAAACAGCTTCGACTATCAAGCTTATCAACATGCCGAAAGGTGCGAAGATTCGCGGGATTCGGATTGTTCACGGAGCAATGGGAACCAGCGTCACATGCAAGATCGGTGATTCAGACGATGACGACCGTTATTATGCAACGGGTACGGACATCGCTGCTATCGGGCAGAAAGATTCTATTCTGCTAGCCGGTGTAAACTATGTGATCGGCACTGCCGATGGCGATGATGTTATCCTCATAACTACTGAAGCGGCCACAATGGACGCTGACGAAACTATGAAGTTCATCATATCTTACGTGATGTAGCAATACCCCCGCTACGTTACAGGTAGGAGGGACTGGCCGTCCTCTCAGTCCTTCCTACCACCCTTTTAAAGGTGGAGACATGGCACAAAGCACAAGTAAAACAGACGTTGCAAACAGGGCGCTTCGTAAAATGGGTGCTAATAAGATTGGCGATATTGCCGACACAACAGACCCAAACGCCATTATAATGCTTGATTTGTTTGATGATTCCCTTGCATACGTTCTTGGCGAGGGGTTCTTTGGCTTTGCTACCAAGAGACATGTGCTTGTATATGCTGACGAGGGCGAAACGAACGAATGGGAGAAATACGACTTAAATTATATCTATGATAAGCCTGCTGACTTTGTGCGTATTGTCGGCTGGAGCATAGAACAGGCAATCGTGCGGGAAGAAGGGGATTATCTGCTTTCTGATTATGCAGGCATGCAGACCACAAGAACTGTTCAGGAGGACGGTGTAGATGCATGGTCTGACGCTTCCGTTTCCTATGCCCTAGACGACTATAGCGAGAATGATGATAGTCTCTATTACTGCAAGCTTGCGAACACGTCAAGCGCCGCTGATGAGCCGGGAGTCGGGGCTAATTGGGAGACCTACTGGACGTTAATGACAGAGGATCAGGGCGGCTGGTGGCGGGTTGAAGTTGAAGTCAATATGGGCATTCTGTACGTTTATTTCAACGATACGGTTTCTTCATGGCCTACTTATTTTAAAGAAGCGGTTGTTGACCGCCTTGCGCTGGATGCTTCATTTTCACGTATTCAATCCACTACAGCGACAGACAAGCTTGAAGCTCGATATGATAGGTCAATCAGGACAGCCAAGGCTAAAACGGGACAGGGGCAGACCCCGCAGACCCCGAAGGCAGACGCATGGCTTAACGCTAAATATGACAGCGACATGGTAAGCGGCGCACGCCGGATATTCTACAGGAGCTAGTAAATGACGCAAGCACTTGCACAAAATTCATGGGGGAAGGGTGAAATATCCCCGTGGACTCGTGGCAGAATTGATACCGAGCTTTATTATTCTTCAGCCGAATCGCTCAAGAATATGCTTGTGCGTCCTTCCGCTGTTCCAGTTCGCAGGGCTGGCACTAGGCATGCTGGCGAAGTTAGAGACTCGACACAAGACGTGCGGCTGATTGAATTCGTATTCAGCGTTGACCAATCTTACATTATCGAGATGGGAAATTTTTACCTCAGAATGAAGGACTCAAGCGGTCAGCCAGTAATTTATGATCTTGATTCTGCCCCTGATTGGACTGACACAACAGTTTATACTACTGGTATTGTTGTAGAGAAAAGTTCTGGCGTAATATCTGCTTGGGCTTCTGGTAGCTTTTACTTTGAAGGAGAATATGTAACAAGCGGTGGAGATACTTATATAAGTATCTCTAGTAGACGAGCTGGCGCTATTAATGAACCGAACGTTGGTGCTGAATGGGAAACTGTTTGGGAGATAACTGGATCACCTGTCTCATATTTTATCTGCACAAAAGACCATACTTCTGAAGCCGCTGTTAATGAACCACAATCAGGCACAGACTGGGAAGATTTTTGGTATGAAATGGCATTGGCTGGCGGCAAGACGGGAGATTGGGAAGTTGAAGTAACAACTCCGTATTCAGAAGCACAAATATGGGATGTCGATTATGCTCAAAAAGATGACGTTATCAAAATGACGCATCAGTTGCACGACATCGGAGAGCTGCGAAGATACGCTGATAATGTGTGGGCATTCGTTCAAGGCGTTATTGAAGGGCCGCCGTGGGCAGAGAAGAATCAAGACAAGGACATTAAAATTAAGTCTGCAAATAAGGCCGTTGGCGGCCCTTATGCTATCACAGCAACGGGCGGCGATGTGTTTGTAGCTGAAGACGTTGGCAGGTTCTTTCGTATCGGTCCGTTCAACGATGCAGGCGAACAGGGCTTTGTTGAGATATTGACGGTTGCTGACCCGCAAACCGCAACGGGCAACGTTATTGTTGAGTTGGCAAACAACAATCTTCACACAGATTGGTCGAGAAATGCTTTCTTCGAAGGCAACTATCCGGCTCACGTAACATACCACGAAGCACGGCTAGAGCTTTCAAACACGCTTGAAGACCCACAGCAGAAATGGTTTTCAAAGTCTTTTCTGTATAACGATTTCAACACGGGCGATACAGATGAGGATGGATTTGATTTAACCATTAACAGCGAGCAGGCAAACCCGATCAAGTGGGTTGCGTCTGCAAAAGCATCTATAAGTGGTACTTTTGGCAGTGAATTTGTGACGCTTTCGCCAACTGACGGATCACTTAACAACGGCAATAAAAACGCTAAACAGCAATCCGGCTGGGGCGGGGAGTTTATACGGCCTAGAAAGATAGGCAATAGGGTTTATTATGTTCAGCGTGGGTTCCGTAAGCTTCGGGAATTCTATTACGTTTGGGATGAAGACAACTATGATGCCAGCGATATGACCGAGCTGGCCGACCATATCACCATATCGGGCATTAAGGATATGGACTACCAGCGCAATCAAGACTCTCTTTTGTGGTGCGTGCTTGAGAACGGCAAGGGCGCTGTACTGTCACGCCACCACCAATCTGAAATAATGGCATGGACTCCGATTGTTACGGATGGCGTGATTAAATCAATCCGGTTCATTCCTAATCCTGATGGTTTTTCTGACCGTGGATTTATGATAGTTGAAAGAACGTTTGCTGGTGTCAATGGTGGAGATCCGGTTAAATATATAGAATACTTTGACAATCACGTTATTGAAGATGATACAACACAACTAGAACTTTTCTACGTTGATAGCGGTGTTAAGTATGTCAGCATATTTCCAACGACAGATGATTTTACTGGATTGGAACATCTCGAAGGCGAAACGGTTGATATATTTGTTGATGGTGTTGATTGGGGAACGGGGACGGTATCGGGTGGCGAGGTAACAAACCCAGCAGGATCGTGGAATGTTGCTGCTGTCGGCCTAAACTTTGAATCAATCGTGCAGCAGAACCCGCTTAACTCTCAAACACAAACAGGTACGGCAAAGGGTAAAATCCGGCGCATAAACGAGCTTTCAATCGACATGTATAAAACTCTTGGCGTTGAATACAGTTCAGATGGAACAAACTGGTATCCGGTTGGCGTGCCGGAAGGCGTTGACGACACTGTGCTTTTTACAGGAATAGTTCCGAATCTGACTTTTGTAGGCGACCTTGATTATAAGTCAGCTATTTACTTGCGGCAGACTAGGCCGTATTCAATGAATATTCTAGGCATTTATCCACAAGTAGCTTTTAACGGGTAGGGATTATGGGAATACAGGGTGCGGGTGGAATGCAGGCAGGCGGTCAAGCATTAGGCGGGATAACCGACTATTTGGAATCTAGGCGGCAGTCGAAGATCATGGGAACGCAGGGCGCTCTTGACATTAGGCGGTCTGAACGCAAACAAAGAGCCACAACAGGCGCGCAGATTGCTCAAACTGGCGCTGCTGGCGTTGAACTTTCTGGTTCTACGCTTGACCTTATAAGTGCAACAGACATTGAATTTGAACTTGACCAAGCCATTATAAAGGAGTCTACTGATCTTGCCCGTGACGCAACAGAGAGAGCCGGTAAAATGGCACTTATTGGCGGTCTTACTGGCGCTGCTGGTACGATGGGAAAGACACAGCAAACGTCAAAGCTCTTTCAACAGCAAAAACAACAGCAAGCGGCGTTAAAAAATCCGGTTAGAGTGACAGCGCCGGGAATGCCCCCATCTGCTTTTCCTTGGGCGCCCGGAAAAATTTATTGAGGTAATTCATGCCAACACTTCCAAGATATTCAAGCCAAAGGCAGTTGAGAGCGCCGCAAGCCGTAAGCGCCGCACCTGTATTGCGACAAATTGGCGAGACTGCACTTGACATAGCTGTTATGGGTGAACGGCGAGAAATAGCCAAACTTGAATTTGACACCAGAATGGAACTGGCAGAGCAGAAAAACCAGATTGATACTGCCAAGATCAACACGCAGAATCAGCTTGCCTTGTTTCAAGAAGAACAAAAAGCAAACCCGATGGCGCTTAAGCCGCAAGAAATTGAAGATGGCATTACAAAGATCATAGGTGAAAACACTTCCGGCATTGAATCCTTTTCAGCGCAGCAGACGTTTGAGCGTGATATTAGCGGAATCGCTACGAGATACGGCATTCAGGCAAGGGGCATAAGAAACACGGCTGTAATCAACACAGGCAAACAGAACACCATAGCAGGCATTGAGGCCATTGCGGGAGACACCAACAGACTTTTAAAGCTATCTACTGAGGTTATTGACCCCGCTGTTGCGCTTGGGTTTTATTCCCCCGAAGAAGGCCAAAACTTAAAATCCGAGGCTGTTAAAAGCTGGGCTTTAAATGATGCGAACCAAGGCGCTGGTGCTGCACGGTCTGTTCTTGAAAGCCTAAAGACAAATGACGGAAGATACCCCCTCGATGCTGAAGAATCTAATGCCGCATTCAGCGATGTAAAGAGCGTTCTTTCGCGGCTGG